ACCCTCTGGAACGCCGACGCCCTCCTCATCTTCGACTCCGCCACCCGCGGCGTCATCAACTAATCTCCCATGAAGAAAGACAACAAGCCCTCTCCCGACTACCGCGTCATCGCGGACTCGTCATACATCGTTTTACCCGATCAGAAGGTCGCCCGACTCCTGACCCCGACCGTCCGTGGCGGCGTGACCTACTACAACCTCTTCGTCCCCGGCTACACGCGGATGTCCCTCGCCGACATCGAGGCCACCATCAAGGCCGGCGAAGTCACGAAGGCCGAACCGACCAAATAATCTCCCACCATGAGCAAACAGCCCACACCCACCACCGCCACCTCCGCGCTCGTCCAAGCCCTCGCCGCCCTGGACAACGTGAAGGCCAACAAAATCAACCCCGCCTTCAAGGCCAAGTACGTCTCCCTCGACGCGCTGCTCGACGCCATCAAGCCGGTGCTCCTCGACCACGACCTCGCTCTGATCCAGACGCTCGTCAGCCAGGAGGGCAAGGTCGGCGTCTCGACCGCCTTCCTCCACAGCTCCGGCGAGCGCTTTGACTTCGGCACCCTGCTGGTCAAAGCCGAGGGTCTGACCGCCCAGCAGATCGGCGGGGCCATCACCTACATCCGCCGCCAGTCCATCCAGACCGCGTGCGGCATCTCGGTCGACCTCGACGACGACGGCGCCGTGGCCTCTGGCTTCCGCGCTACGGCCTCCGCACCCTCCGCCCCTGCCTTTTCCCCCACCCCTCGCCCCCTGACCAAATGAGCGCCCCCTTCGACCCGGTGAACGCCGCTATGCGTCACCTCCACAACCAGAACCTCGCGTCGGCTGCCGAAGCCAAGGCCAACGCGCAGGAAGAGCAGATTCAAGCCATGCGCTACGCCGGCAACGAACTCGCCCGCGTCCTCGACGACATCGCCCAGGTCGGTCAGCTCGATGCCATCTCCAAGGCCGTCTGCATCGCCACCATCGCCAAATGGAACCGCGCCAAGACCGGGCAACTGTGAGCCCCCGCCGAAAGTGGGGTTCGGTCAAGGAGGCCGTGGCCGCTCTGGCCACCCTCCCCGCCCCGCAGATTGTGAAGCAGACGGGCATCTCCCGCTACTCCGTCTACTACGCGGCCAAGCGCATGGGCATCCGCCTGCCCTCTCCCTACGCCAACAAATGAGCGACACCCCCAAAGGCATCGAGCGCATCGCCGGCACGGTGCCAAAGCAATACGCCTTGCTCCTGCTCCTGGACGGCTTCCCTTACGTCGAGCTGACGGCCCGCAAGCACGCCGACTTCCTGACCGACCTGAACGCGTGGAAGCGCAAGACCTACCCGTCCCTCATCCGCTCTCAGGTCCGCTACTTCACGCTTGCCCCTAACGGCGAGATAAAGGAACTTACCTTCACGCCCGTCCGCCAATGACCAACCGCGACAACATCCAGCGCCTCGTCGAGAAGGTCACCAGCGACCTCGCCGTGGTCAAGTCCCTCGCCTCCCGCGTCGAGATGCACGTCGAAGACCTGACGACGCTCTCCGATCTCGCTTCCGCTGCGCTGACCGAACTCTCCGTCTTTACCGATCACGTCGAGACCGCCGACGAAGCCGCCCAGGTCAAGCCCCTCCACGACCGCGTCCACGTGCTCGTCGTTCAGCTGCGCGTCCTCCGCAATACGCTCGAGGCCATGGAGAATGCCGGCGAAGCCGCCCTCGCCGACGTGCGACGCATCTCGGCCTCCGTCGAGGAGTCTGCCCCCGAGGACGACAGCCTGTGAGCAAAGCCTGCGAACTGTGCAAGGGTGCCTGCTGCGAGAGCATCATCCTGCCCATCAGCCCTAGCCCGACCTCGACCGAGTTCTACTCCGCTCGCGGATCGGTCTTCCATATCGCCGGGAGCACCTTCGCCGAAGTCCCTGCCCGATGCCCACACCTGTCCGGCTCCGGCAAGTGCAAGACCTACGCCAGCCGCCCGGTCGCCTGCTCCCGCTTCACCGTCGGCTCCGTCATGTGCCTGACCGCCATCGAGCGCCGCCGCCCCGATCAGGCCGAGGCCATCCGCGCCTTGCTCTAATTTCCCACCAACCCAGAACACCAACACACCATCCCATGCCCAACCTCATCACCGAACGCGTCGTCTACGACGGCATCCAAGCGCTGAACCAGTCCCTAGCCAAGGAACTGGTCTACAAGTCACCGGCTCACGCCAAGGCTTATCTTGAGCGAGTCAAAGAGGACTCCAAAGCCCTCCGCGTCGGCACCGCCGTCCACAAGCTCGCCCTCGAAGGGCTCGACGCCTACAACGCCACCCACGCCATCGCCCCGGAAGTCGACAAGCGCACGAAGGAAGGCAAGGCCGAGTGGGCCGAGTTCGTCAGCGCCAACGAAGGCAAGGCCATCCTGACCGCCGAAGAGGGTGCTCTGGTCGACGCCGTGGCCAACTCCGCCGCCGCCTGCATGAAGGCCAACGGCATCGTCCTTTCGAAGACCGAAGTGATGTTCACCGCCTTCATCGGCGACACCCTCGTCAAGTGTGCCATCGACGGCATCTCCGATGACGGCTACATCTACGACCTCAAGACCTGCGAGGATGCCAGCGCCCACGGTTTCCTTCAGGCTGTCCGCAAATACAAGTATGCCCTCCAGGCTTACTTCTACCGCCACGCCGTCGAGTCCGCCTATAAGTGCCGGGTGCTGGGCTTCCGCTTCATCGCCGTCGAGAAGGAGCCGCCCTACGCCCACGCCGTCTACGAACTCGGGCCGGAACTGATGACCCAAGCCGCGTTCGACTTCGAGAAGGCGCTGACCCTTTACAAGGAGTGCACCGCCTCCGGCCACTGGCCCGCCTATCCGCAGCAGATTCAGACCATCGACATCGCCGCCAAGCCCAGCGCCGCCACTAACATCAACTTCGCCTAATCATGAACCCGCCCAACAACGACCGCCTCCCGCTGAAGACCATCGAGGTCTCCAGCACCTACAAACTGAAGCTCATCAAGCCGAAGTTCGAGAAGGTGAAGCACAACGAAGACGGCACGTCCTCCGCGCGCCTCTTCTTCCTCGACGACCAGGGCAACTGCCTGTCGAAGTCCTACGGCTCCAAGTATGCCAAGCCCCTCGCCATGCTCGTCGGCAAGTTCTCCGGCACGTTCACCAACGAGATCCGTCTGGACGCCACCCCCGCCGAGTTCATGCAGTATCTCGAGCCCGCCTGCGGCAAGACCTGCCTCATCGGCGTCGAGGCCATCCCGAACGGCGAGTGGAACGGCAAGCCTCAGTTCAAATACAAACTGACCTTCCCCAAGGGCTCCCAGAAGCCCGTCGTCAGCGAGCCCCCGCCCGAGAACCCGCCGTTCTAATCCCGTGACCGACGCTCCCACGCCGATGGCGCCTCCAACCCTCGTCCTGATCTGCGGCTACGCGAGGGCCGGGAAGGACACCCTCGCCTCCGGCCTTCTCGAGTGGGCGCAACGCCCCGCCGAGCACATCAACTTCGCCGACGCCCTGAAGGAGGCCGCGAACCACTACATGGACTACCTCGGCCTCGACGGAGACTTCTTCAAGGAGGACTTCAAGGTCGATAACCGAGACTTCCTCGTCCACGCAGGCAAGTTCGCACGGCGCCTCGACCGTGACGTGTTCGCCCGTCACTTTGCCAACTGGTGCCCGGTCATGAAGCACCACGACCAGCCCAGCCCCGAGACGGTGGTCTGTTCGGACTGGCGCTACGTCAACGAGCTGCGCGTCTGCCAGGACATCCTATGGGAGAAAGGCTGGAGGGTGCGGACCATCTACGTTGCCACCGCCGGCGTCGGCCCCGCCAACGACGAGGAACTCGACAGCATCGCCGAGATACGCGCGTCTCACCTGTTCGACCAGGAGTATATCTTCAAGCCGAACGCCCGTAACCAGATCATGACCGAAGGTCGCAACCTCGCCCGCTCATGGAGACTTTAAACCCCGATACGCTCGCATGGGCTCGCAAGGTCGGCCTGTCGCCTGACCGCGTGGCCTTTCTCCTCGCCTGCCCGAAGTACACCCGCACCGGGCGCAACGACAAACCCGCTTACGTCAAGGCCGAGAATCCCAACCACCACCTCCAGAAGCTCGGCGACTGCTACTGGTTCCGTCTTCGCCGCCGTGGCAAGGACATCGTCGAGAACATCGCCAGCGACCTCGAGACAGCCCGCAAGCGCCGTGACGAGATGCTCGCGGCCTTCGACGCGGGCAAGCCCATCCCTTACATCAACATCCGATGAGCATCTGGCAGCCCATTGAGACGGCCCCAAAGGACGGGACTCCCATTCTCATGATTGAAGACGGGCGTCAGTTTGTAGCCCAATGGTCATCCTCTTGCGGATGGGTAAATGGTGAAGATGGAATCTTAATGCCTGATTTCTGGATGAATCTTCCAAACCCTCCTACCAAATGAGCACCCCGACCCGCTTCGTAGCCTTCGGCGACAATCACGGCGACATGGCCGACGAGAACGCCGTCGAAGCCCTGTGCGAGTTCATCAAGGACTATAAGCCCACCGTGAGAGTCCACCTCGGCGATGCGTTCGATTTCCGAAGCCTGCGCCGTGGGGTAGGTAACGATGCAGAAGGCGCCGAGTCCCTGATGGCTGACATCCAAGCCGGCGAGGACTTCCTCGAACGCACGAAGCCCACCGTCTACCTGATGGGCAATCACGAGCACCGCGCCGTCGCCCTCCAGCATACCTCCGGCTCTGCCCTGGTTCGCGACTACTGCGCCGATCTGGAGGCCCGCATCAAGACGGCCGCGAAGAGCTGCGGAGCGAAGACCATCCTGCCCTACCATGCCGAGAAGGGTGTCTATCGCCTAGGCCCAGTGGCCTTCATCCACGGCTACGCCCACGGCCTCAACGCCACCGCCGAGCAGGGCAAGCACTACGCAGACCGTGGCGGCGCCCTCATCCACGGCCACACGCACACGCTGAGCCAAGTCAACCTGACCAAGGCCGAAGGCGGGGCGGCTTTCTCCGCCGGCTGTCTCTGCCAGAAGGAAGCGATGGCCTACGCGTCGCATCGCCTCGCGACCTCCCGATGGGGTTCAGGCTTCGCGGCAGGATGGGTCGACGGCAAAGACTGGAAGGTCTGGCTAGTCCACCGCGTCGGCTCCCGATGGGTCTGGACTACCGACCTCAAGGTCTTCACCCCGAAGAGCAAATGAAGCGCTTCGACCCCGCCCGCCTCATCGAGGCCTTGCGCCAGGAGAACTCCTTCCCGCCCCCTAAGGGCTGGTTCACCGTCGAGCAGATCAGGCAGGAACTGCAACTGGCCCACGCCCGCAACGCATCCTCCCGAGCCTGCGACCTAGCCCGCCGCGGCGTCCTGGAACGTCAGCCCCATCAGTTCAGGGCGAAGACCGGGCAATGTCACCGCGCCTACGTCTACCGTCCCGTGCCGCCTTACCGCACGATCACCGAGGCCGCCGCCTGCCTTTACTCGCACAACGAGGACACGGTGCCCAAGGGATATGCCCGCATCGTCGACATCGCCGTCGAGCTGCGCGTCTCCGACGTGGCCGTCCGTGGCCGGGTCGCCCGGGCAGGACTCAAGCCACGTTACTTCAAGACGCGTCGAGGCATCATCGGTCTGCACCGCAACGCCTACTACCTCAAGAGCGCCGTCCTCGACCTCTACCGTTAAAGCATATTGACCCCGGGCACCCACGCCCCCATCCCCAATCCCTCTTCTTCCATGACTCCTCCGAACAACGTTCAGGCGGAACGCCACCTCCTCGGCGTCCTCCTACGCGAAGCCTTCCCCCTACCGGGCGACCTCAAGCCCTCCGACTTCTTCGAGCCCGCCCATCAGGACATCGTCTCCGCGATGCTCTCCCTCGGCGCCGACGGCATCATCGCCGACGAGCTGACGGTCAGCCAGCGACTCCGCGACATGGGGTCGCCTATCGACGCGGCCACCGTCTCGCTCCTGGTCAGTGATGTCGGGCAGTCCACCTACCGACCTGAGCACGCCGACCTGATCGCCGACACGGCAATCCTACGCCGTGCCTTGGCCGCAGCCGAACAGGCCACCGACCCGGACACCCTGCTCGACCATTATGCCACCCTCGCCGAATCCCGCAAGGGTCGCAAGAAGGTCGCAGGTCCGACCCGCATGGACTTCGACGCACTGCTCTCCTTCGAGCGCAAGGAAGACCCGTCCTGCATCCTAGGCTCGCACCGCTGGCTCTGCAAAGGCGGCTCGATGCTCATCGTCGGTCAGTCGGGCACGGGCAAGTCGTCACTCATGATGCAGGCCGCAGTCCACTGGTGCCTAGGCCGTGACTTCTTCGGCATCAAGCCTGCCAAGCCCCTGCGCGCCGTCGTGCTTCAGGCTGAGAACGACGCGGGCGACATCTCCGAAGCCCTCCAAGACGTCATCGCCGGAGCCTACCTCGACAGCGAAGAGAAGGCCACCCTCCGCGAACACCTAGCCATCTTCCGCGACACCGTCAGCACCGGCACGACCTTCACCGCCGCCCTTCGGCAGCTCGTCATTGACCAGCAGGCCGACATCGTCTTCGTCGACCCGCTCCTCTCCTTCGCCGGCATCGACGTCTCCGATCAGGAGCAGGCTTCCAAGTTCCTGCGCCATGACCTTGCCCCAATCCTACTCGAGACTGGCGCCGTCCTCGTGGCCATGCACCACACCGGCAAGCCCAAGGCCGCCAGCGACAAGGAGGGCCATACCGTCGCCGACCTAGCCTATGCCGGCCTAGGGTCGTCCGAGTTCACCAACTGGTTCCGCGAGGTCGCCGTCCTTTTCCGATGCCAGGGCGAAGAGCCGATCTACAAGTTCGGCCTGACCAAGCGCCGTGGACGTGCCGGCCTCAAGGACCACGCGAACCAGTTCAAGGGCGAGATTTACATCCGCCACGCCGCCGAGAAGGGGGTCATCCGCTGGGAATACAGTCAGCCCCCCGTCCAAACGGAGGATGAGGTCGCCCCTAGACATAGCGATTCCAGACCCGCCAAGGGGTCGCCACGCCTCTTTAACGGTCGGTGAGGGTCAACACCCGCACCCCACTCTAAACCTATGACTTTCCCGACACCCTGTCGCTTCCGTCTTTCTCGTGGACAATCCGTAGTCTCCCCTAAAGGGGAGGACAACAGACTCCTCCCCCTGCTTGGGGCAGGGGAGTCGTCTGCCTGCTCAAGCCTACCTTCCCGGAGAAGGGCAACCCTGACCGAGAATGGCTAAGTTCTACTCACTTCGGCAACTGTCGGCCATCAACTGGAAACGTAAACTCAAGAAGCGCTGGGACTCCGAACCCGAAGTCATGGAAGGCATCCGCGTCAAGGCCACCAAGATGGCAGCCAAGATGCGACACGATCAGAAGCTAGGACTTCGTGACCTGCTCGCCGATTGGCCTGCCCTGCTCGACACTCCATCCCTGGACAGACACATCAGGGAGGTGATACCGAACGGATACCAACCCGCCTCGCTTGTCCGCAGACTTAAACGCCTCGGCCTCATCCGTTACCGCGACGACGCAGGAGCATGGCACAACCTTTGCCACTTGCCCCGCAGTCAAGATAGTTGACGCTGTTCCACGTGACACGCGCTAGGCTCAACGACCTGACCGCACCTGCCAAGGATGCGAAGTCGTTCGATGCTTGGTTCTTCTCTCAGCCCAAGAAGGTCCAGGACAAGATGCGCGAGCAAGGCGTACTGCCTTACCGCGAGATGGTGCCGAGCAAGCACGTCTTCGACATCGACCCTAATCATCCGGCATGGGCGACCAAGGACGGCGACAACGCGCGCACTGAGGTTGATGCGTTCATCTCCCGCGATCACGTGGGCGTGATGCTCAAGGCGTTCATCGACGCGCTGGCCTTGACCGATGACTATCGCTTCCGTCGTCACGTCGAGCTGATACGCTGGTCGCTGTCCCTGCCCGGGTGTCTGTCCTCGCGGACCATCGGCCTGATGTACAAGCGTAGCCACTTCTGGACGCGTGCCAGGGCGAGGGAGATCCAGCGCGCCGTGAACTCCGACGCGTGCGGCCTGTTCCCGCACGTGAATGCCAAGCGGGACAAGTTCAAGATGCCTGCCCCCCGCCCCGCCACCCCGCGAACCCGATGAAAACGGCCCAATACCCCCCTGTAAGGAGTCTCCTACACCCCCCCCTAGGCCACGCGTGGCCCGACACCACGGCTCTTTTTTACAAGACCCGTGGGCAAAAAGAGGCGGTTTAGCAAACCATGGCTTTGACGAACTCAGAACTGGGTTTG